GAAACATCTTACGCATAAACTTTACTTTAGTTAAATAAGGTAATGGATTCTTATTCTTATCTATCGACTGTGTTGCATATACACGATGGACTCCAGTACCCTTAGACATAGATACATCTAAAAGCTTTTGATGACCTATGGTTGGAGGATTAAATCTACCAAAATTAAGTGTGACCGTTTCTTTTGCGGCTTCTTCTAAATAATATTGTTTAAAACTTCGGTTCATCCTTTTTCCCAACCTTTGATTACATTTTTACTAAAGTTATTATGACTAAATTCCATTCTATCTACTATCTTCATAGCTCCATTTGTGAGATGGTCAATAGCCACATAGCCTTCTGAGCCCGTAGTTTTAAATCCATCTTTAGTTCTTATGAATGTATTTATATCATCTAACTTGTCTAGGTGTGTTAGCAATAATTTCTTAGCAGCTACAATTTCATTCTGCATATCGAACATTGTTATTAAATCTTTTTTATTGTTATCATTAAACCAAGCTAAGGCTTCTATCTTAGCAGCTTCTTTACGAGCCTTACCTTTATCTGATTTTAATTTTTCAATCTCTTTATCATATTTATTATGAATCCATTTGACGAGGTCTGCTGCGTGTCTCGACGTGTTGCCAATTTCACTTTGTGCTCTAACCTTCGTGTTGCGAAAGGTATTGATAAATGTATTAATATCTGTATTTGTAGATACGTCTTTAAGCGCTCCAGCCGAGATTTTTTGAAAGAGTTTTCCTGCGTTGGATATATGTGTGGTAATTTCATCTGTTTCTGTTTTAGTTAATGTTGCGTTAGGTGCTGACCTTAAGTCTGCGGTTCTTTGCCATACAGTGCGGGACGTTTTAAAATCTCTATCGCCAATACTAAATGAAGCTCGTAGTTTATCAAAAGACCTTCCTGTATATTTTGTGTGCCATACTACACCTAAATTAGACCTTTGAACTTCTTTAGCTTGGTCAAGTGGTATAGCATAAACTATTGTGTTCGGGTGGAATGTAACAAATTTTTGTTTATCAATTGTTTCTGTTTTAAGGTCTTTTTTAGTAAACATAATATCACCTTGATATATACCTTTCGTAACGACCTTACTTAATTCAGTATAAGCTATTTTTAATTTAGTAGCCAAATCTCCAGAAGTGTCAGCGTCAATATCGCTATGAGACTTATATACTTTAGGGTTCTTATTGAAAATACCTTTCTTAGCAACAAAGAATGTTTTGTCGGTTGGGTCGATGCCTGCGAAGACTGCTGGCGCTCCATCCCATTTAACCGTAACTTGTTTTGTTTCATTTGTAGTACCTCCCAACATATTACGAAGGTCGCGCAAAGCATTTATAGCTGCACGAGTACCATTAACACCACCATCAATAATCATATCCTCGATATGAACCATATGAGTGTTAACTGCTTCTGCTATATGTGTTTTAAATGATTTCATTAATTCCTGTTACCAATAAGAGCTTTGTTCTGAACTACTGCTCCACCTTTCTTTTTCTTCTTCTTTCCAGTTTGCATAGGCTTAACATCATACATACCATCATGGCTTTCTTTGCCATCTGTCATCCATCCATGTTTTCTTTTTAAGATAGTCATAGCCGTAGCCATCTTTACTTGCATCCATTGCGCACCATGCTTCTTACGAAAATCAGGTGTATCTAAATTGATTGCAATTGCTTCTAGTTCTTTTTTTAATTCTGGAGTTAATGTAAAGCCTTCTGCACCGAAAACTTCTAAATGTGTTTTAAATCTTTTCATTTTTTAAATCTCCTCCAAGGCATTACTTTAGATGCAGACTCTATCTTCTCGTTAACTATCCAACCTAATATAAAACCTACTATAAACGCTATTCCCATAAACATAACTTTCTCCTTTAATACTTAACCGTTGGATTATTAACATCCATAGTTAAACCTAATATTTGTAATCCGTATCCCAAACCCTTATTAAACAATTGTTTAATTTTATTCCAAATTTTCCTCATCACTAGCATAACCCATTTCTTCACAACAGCCACCGCTTTACCGAAAATCCCTTCCGTTAGCATTTGCTGATCCGCTTCGTCAATAGATTCTGATATAATTTGCTCTAAAGAGGTATCAACATCTTCTGAGTATATTGCCTTTAAAGCTGTCCATGCTCCCTTACCAGTACCAGCTGTCTTAAATGATATATTAAATGTTGTCTTACTAGCATAATCTTTTACTACAGAATCATTGATAGCTTTATAATGAGATGAACCCTTAGGATTAAAAACCATCATGTGTGAAGCTTTAGGAAGCTTATCAGAAAATTTATCAAGGCCTGTCATTGCTTCTCTACAAACTTCTTGTCTAATTTCATCTCCCTCTAATAAACCATTAAGAGCATCTGTCATAGCATCATTCTTTGCTAATGTATCTTTAATTAATGTAGTAAACGTATCTGTCTTCCCAGCCTTAATTCTTTTCTTAAAGCCTCCGACTGTAGTACCTGCTGGTAACTTAGTCTTCATATAATCACGTTCAATCACCTTAGCCATCTTCTTCCAAGCTTTATCCATCTCTGCAGTTTTAATTCTAGCCGGAGTATTGTCATAAGCGAACGCTAACGTAGCTAATGTCTCTGCTTTACCTCCAGACATTAATTGTGAAGCTCCAAACTTTTTAAGGGATATCTGTTGATTGCCGATATACATATCTGTCTTAGGTGTCTTAGTAGCTGCTGCTGCACTCTTACCAGTTGTTTGAACAAAGTAATCATCCCAACCTTTTGTTAAGGAAGCGGATCCCATACCATAGTGTTCCATGACTCCTGTAGGATTACTAAACGAACCATCAACAATACCTTCCGCTTGTGGTATGAATGGGTCGAATCTAGGGTTCCACTTTTCGATGCCAGCAAGTTTTATTGCCTCATCTTTAGGAACACCTTTCGACTTCATATTATATGCACAGCATATAATCATTTCCCAGTTAGCTCCAGAAGGGAATGCTTCGTTTAATGTATGTCCTTTAAAGCTTTGCATTATTGATACCTAGTCCTTCTGTTTAATATAGCTTCAAATTCTCTATGGTTCAAACCAAAGTGGTCGGCTGCTATCTCTTTCATCTTCTTATCAGTTAGACCTCTCCGCTTCATATCCTTATCCTTTTTAAATTCACGATACATGGCCAATGCGGCTTTATATTTATCTTTATGTGCTATCCTATAAATAGCACGCTTTAACTTCTTGGGCAACAAGTCAATCCATCTTGCCTGGCTACTTTCCATCTGTATTTCCTTAAATGTTTGCATTAGTTATTATCCATCCATTGTTTAGCTATTTTATTCTTAGGCATAGTCTTAGACCATTTAGATAAGGTCTGAAACAGTTTAGTTGCCTGGCCAGGAGTCTTTTCCCATATTGAATTATCTACTTCAAATAATAATCTACCAAACATTCTTTGATATACTTTAATATTTTTTTCAACATCTTTATGCATTGAGGTTATCATTTTAGCTCCGAGTGACCTACCACCGGTTGCACCTCGCATATGGTCACTCTCAATTGCACTCTTTAAATTTGTTGAGACGTATACCATAGCACATTCATAACCCTTTGCTTCTAACTCAGCTTTTTGTTTTTTAATTTTACTAGCGTTACGAGCGGTCCCATCAATAACAAGACCCAATCTTCCTAACTCCGCATGTCTTTTCTTTGCTTGCGTATGTCTTTTTGCAACAGCTCTTGTCACATCTCTTTGGAACTGTTGGTCAGGATTTAATACTAAATCCAATTGAGCTTCCTTCATGTATCTTGTAAATTCAATATCCGAATTAATTTCTTTATATCCTAACTGACCGGGCAGTGCTAACATTTGAGCAACGTGAGACTTGCCAGCACCTGGCGAGCCAGACATAAATACTGCGTGGAATATTGAAGGGTCTTGTCTTCCCTCATTAAAATATGACTTAAAAGAATGCAACGAAAGCCCCTAAAAATAAATTATGCTATTATTTATAAGTTTTTGATTATGTCATCAAGGCAATCTATGTTAGACCACCGTTTGAGCTTCCTTAATTTTCTTTTAACTTGCTTTTGAATGTCCTTTTCATTAACTATACCTAAAGTATGTAAGATAACAATGACTGCAATCAAATCTCCTACCTCATCTTGCAATCTTTTCTTATTCTTTACATCATCAACCCCAAACCGTTGCAGTTTAGAGGCCACCTGAATTACTTCAGCGCATTCTTCAGATAGTATTGTTAGTACTTCACTTGTCACCTAATATATAATCCTTAGCTTCCATTGCATCATCAAGTACTTGGATTAATATTTCACCAAGTAATCTATTGAAGTCATTATCGCCGTGAGGATTATCTTCTCCATGTTCTGTTACTTCATAATCAAATGATATACTTTCTATTTCTGGTTTTAATTTAATCTCAGTATATCTATACACTACCCCGTCATACCGGCCACCCTTTAAACGAATGAACCAATGCTCCTGGTCTATATCTTTCTCTACGAAAGACCAGGTATCATAAAGGTCGGCTAGCGACATCTCTTTGAATTGGGATGACGCTTACATCTAAATGTCCCGTGAGACATAATCTTTTTAGATAGTACGTTTTTATTAGCATCCCTCTTTCGAATAACGTAAGGTATCATTGTCTTACTCATTAGAAGTAGTCTCCAGTATCTAATTCATGACGTTCATGATAAGGATATGGTTTAATTCTATAGCTTAATCCCTTTATAGATGCATTCACTTCAACGCAGTCCCGTGTTTGAACATGCATTGTTACATTCTTATCTACTTTATAGAGTTCATCATTTATTCTCATAGTACCCCAACCGTTATCAAAAGTATATGTTGCCGGAATCTCATGTTGTTGACCCGTAGATGTTTGAGGTTCTAAATCAAACATCGTATAGCCATCTTTTTCATAACCATACAATCTTAAATACTCTGAGTCTTTCGTGAAATCAATTTTGGGTTCCTCATCTGGAGTCCAAGCCATAGTAGGAATTTCAGCACGTTCCTTACAAGCTTGTATTACTCTTTTATATTGTGGAGTTTCGAAGGGGGAGGCCGTTTCTTCAGGAGCCTTTTCTTCAACTACTTCTTCTTCCTCGCCTAAATCGATAACTCTTTGTCTTTTATTAAAATCATCTAACATATTTACTCCTGTTATACTAAAAATCCTTCGTAATCTTGTGAATCAGTTGATGAAACTTTAACTTGGTCTGTGTTTAATGTTTGAGCCGAAGCTTCAACATCATACAATCTCATTTTAGTTCTATCAATGCCTACTACAAATCGACGTGTGGCTCCTGTCGGATCGTTATATCTATTCTTCAATTGTTTAATCATTAGTTGATTTAAGTTTTCAAGTTCTTCATTAGTTATTAATGCGAACATTAAATCTGCTGTAGCAGGTAAACCAAATGATTCAGATGTATCTGTTAAGCCTACATCACTATTATCGAAGCCGCCTCTTGTAGTTTGTGTTGCGGATAATACTGGAACATTATATTCCACTGCCATCCCTCTAAGCTCTTCCGCTATAGCTTTAACATATGTATATGTATTTCCTGTCATTTGCATACGTGCACTTGCACATATGTTAATATAGTCTACACATATGAGGTCTGGTATAAATTCTCTTTTAAGTTTTAACTCCGCTAGTAATGCTTTGAAGTGTGCTGTACTCGCTGCACCCGTTGGATACTCTTTAATAATTAATTTGCCAATGCTCTTATCATCAGTTAGCTTCTGTATCCTCTTATCAAACATATCCTTAGATAAGTTCTCTAATTGTGATATAGGTACATTCATAAGATTAGCATCTATACGTTCTGCTATTCTCTCTTCAGCCATCTCTAAAGATATATATAAGACATTTTTATGTTGCGATAATGCACCTGCTGCTACATGACACATGAATAAAGATTTACCGACACCAGTGCCAGCTAAAGCTATATTCAAACTCTTATTAGTTAAACCACCCTTAGTAATCTTATTAAACATCTCTAAGTCAAATGGTAAGTGTTCTGTTTTACGATGATAGAAATCAAATCTATCATCTGAGTTATCTATATAGTCGTGTCCTACATTAATATCAAAGTTAACTGCTAATGCGGAACTTAGTAAATCAGGGAGAGCATTCTTAGTAAGGTTCTCATGTTTGCCATCTATGATATTAATAGATTCCATAATAGCTAAGAAGATTGAACGGTCTTGACAAAACTGTTCTGTTTCATTTATCAACCATTCATCATTAACATCTTTTACTTCTTCTGATAGCTTAGATATAATATTAAAAGTTTCTGCTGATACTTCAGCTGGTATAGTCTTCTTAGACATTTCAATATCTAAAGCTTCTGCATTAGGTACTTTATTATACTTACCTACGAAGTCTATGATGCCATCGAATACTTGTCTGTGTGGACCTTCGAAATACTTTTTTCGTAAGTGAGGAATAACCTTCCTCATATATACAGAATCTTGAATAAGCTTACGAAGTATTATTGTTTGTATTTGCACTACTTAATCATCTCAACATGTCCGACTTCATATCTACGTTTCAAGAAGTCTTTAAAATCTGTATTATCAAAGACTGGTGACCAGAACTCTTCAGTCAGTGTATCAGCGGCTCTATATTTTTTATCTTCTATCTCACCAGTAGTCTTATCAACCTTAGAGTACCATCCAATGGTAGGCTTAACAACATAGCCACCTTCTAATGCTACGTCTAGTAATCCAGACCACGATTCAATACCGCCCTCCCAGGTAACAGAGATAGGAATCTTAGACTTCTCTTTAACAAATCTACTCTTCTCTACATTAATAATAAAGTGATAACCTTTAATCTCAGTGCCTTTCTTTTCTTGTTGACGACCAATAATCCAAATGTTATCTGCAGAGTAATATATACCTGTGCCTCCAGATACAATAGCTCTAGGGAATAAACCAATCTCTTGATATGTATGGTTAACTGCAAGCAATGGAATATCCTTCATCGTAAGATAAGGTGTAATCATTCTAAACAAACCTTTAAGAGCCTTAGCTCTGGACATATCAGCTACACTCTTTTCAGACATAGCATCTTCTAATTCTTTCTTAGATGCTAAGTTACCAATGGAGTCAATCATAATAATAACTTTGTCTGCTCGTTCCATAGACTCAAGTTGATGTACTACATCAAATTTTAACTCTTCTACATTAGTGATAGGTGTATGTAATACTCTAGATGTATCTACACCAAAGGCTTTAAAGAATGATTGTGGAGCTCCAAACTCTGAATCATAAAATAACAATACAGCATCATCATACTTATTGAGGTATGCTGCTGCCATTAATAATCCGAATGAAGTCTTAAAATGTTTAGATGGTCCTGCCAATACCGTTAGTCCTGCGGCTAGTCCTCCGTCTGGATCCCCAGATAGCGCTACGTTAATCATTGGAACCTTCGTGGTTACCATCTCCTGATTTTCAAATAGTTTAGATTTAGAAAGTATCGCTGTACCTTTAACCCTACTATTCTTTTTCAGTTTATCCATTATGCCCATAAGCAATCTCCTTTATTCATATTATATATTATACCCTATTTTCAATCAAATGTCAACCTGTTCGTACGCAAATTGTATTGCGCCAGCTGCCTCTCTTTCCAATGGTCTGTTGTTATACCAATTGCCATTAGCCATATCAATCTGTCGACATAGCTCTGCAATCTCAGCTCCTGTAATAGGATACTTTTGTCTGAGAGCTCTAACTGCTGTTGATACCATTATAGCATACATCTTTGCATACCATCCAGTTTCTGATATAGTAGCATATTCAGCTATCAGTTGTTTGTTAATAAATGGACAATCTAAATAGCCTGTCCATTGTACGTTAGTATTCGTCATCTGTTCTTTTCTATGTTTAATCACTTGTTCTCTCATGTGTTCTGGCAAATTATCCAGAAAAGAATTGCCAGTATTGACCACATATTTGTGCTGAGACATTATCAGCTGGGGGTCCATAATCTCTCCAAAATTCGAGAATATGAAGCTCTCAGAGCCGGTATAAGTGCCCGGAACATAGTACATACGACTTAAATCCTTCGTCTGAGCGTCTCCAATATCTCCCAATTCTTGGTTCAAAGCATACCAAAAATGCTTAATCTTCTCTTGAGGAACATGATATTGTAATGGAAATATCAATCTAAACTTAGGTTTCAGTTCTGTAGATGATGCAGTCGAGTAACATATATATCTATATCGTCCATACAGCTGTGCTAATTCTTCTTGCAAGTTGCCAGAACTTATATGGTCATCACAATCCACTGCAGCCCAGCCAGCCCACTCTATAACATTCTTATTAGCTCTAGTAGTACCTTTAATGAAAGTTGCTGGTGTCATTAAAGTGGCATCTTTCTTTTGCTTATAAGGTAGCTCCTGTATCTCATATAGGAATGCCTCGAACTTATCGAAGTTATCAAATGACAATCCCTTGTCAGTGGTGTTGTCATATAAGTTTTTAAATATAGTTAGTTCTACCATTACATAAAAGCCGTTAGCGTTGCCTGCTCCTCTACTTCCCATCCTATAGCATCTAGAATCGGTTGAATAGGTTTGACAAACGATTTCTCAAACTGTGTATCATAATCAATGTAACCATCTAATCCCAACTGTCTAGGTAAGTACGACGGAAACGATATAACGTTTTCATGTACAGGATTAGGCATTGTCAGATAACAAAATTTAATCTTCTCTCCGTTAAATATCTCTAATTGTTTCTCTCTCAAATTTTTAATAGCATTATTATATATTATAACCCCTCTCACATGAATAGGCACGCCCTTCTTGTATAATAAATTAGAATCTTTCCATTTAGTAATATTAGATACGCCACGTGGAAACGATACCTCTTCTGCAGGTAACGTTTTGAAGTGTTCTCTGAACTGAGCTATGGCTTCTTGAGTATCACTCTCTGAACCAGATATGATTACTTTAAAGATTTCTTTCAATGCAGTTCTGCATGGTGCTGGTGTCGAAGACTTAACTGCTTCGATACCCATAATCTTTAACTTGGGTTCTGCATATCGCACACCCTCCATATCATTTACATTTAGTATGTAACGTTTTTTAGCAGTCCATATGCCCCTGTCTGCAATTGCTTCTCGGGCCATAACCATCTTGTTATCTCGTCCCCCGAGTCTATTAAATAAATCAGCATAGCAATCCCTAAGAACCACTTCCAATTTATCACTACAAATGCTATCAATAAAGCCAATAGGGTTATTAGGCTTAAAATGATGCACCAGATCCCCCAGACGAACGTAAACAGAGTCCGTATCAATAGCGATAACATAATCATCATCTTTAACCTCCATTAAATTATTTAAATACTTGTTGATGGCTTTCTCAGCCCACCTAATAGTAGCTTGGCCTGTAGTAGTAATAGCCTCTACAGTATCCATGTTGAAGTATCTGAAGTAAGCAGAACCGTGTGCACCGTATAATGAGTTCAAAAGAATCTTAATAGCCAGTTGTCTATTCTCAGCAATAGCAATTCTTTTCTCTATATTATATAGCTCTTGTTTATTGGCCTTGTTTACTCCTACCAGTTCTCGTTGAGCCTGAAGCTGTTCTTTTTTAGTACCTACTCTTTCTTTATAAAGGTCTTCAATGATTCTAGGAAGCACCCCAAGCTTGTCAGTTCTATATCGAACTCCATTAGCGGCAAGACTCGTTCTAGGAAAAATGTTTGATATCTTACCATCTATAATCTTATCTATATTTTTAACGTAGTTAGCACCACGAGCGTTAAGCATTGAATCTCTCTTACCCTTAATAATAGTCTCTGGCGACATATTATATTGCATAATGATAGATGGGTATAGAGAGTTTAAGTCAAAGGAAGCTACCCATTCATGTAAACCAACTTGAGGCTCTTTAACATATCCTCCAGGATACTTTATCTTTGTATTCTTCTTTGCTGGCGGTACTGCAATTTGATGTTCGTGAAGGTCTCTATAAATTATAGAATCCCATATCTTCACCGTACCCATACAGTCTTTATAATTAACACCCGCCTTGTATGATACTACCATAGCTAAAGTAATCATACCAATTTTATCTTCTAGCTTTTCTATGAGCTCCACGTCACGTATATTATATTCAATATACTTCTGATGGTCTTCTTCATAGAGAGTAGCTAAGCTTGAATAGTCTTCATAAGATAGTTTACTTTCTCCAAGCACTACTGATGATATATGATTCAACGAATAAGACTCTTGAGGTCCAAATGAATATCCAAACTTCTTGAAGAGGTCCATATAATCTAATGTTGAAATCCCATAGATTTCCCAATACATATCTTCTCTGTTCATCATCTTAACAGTACCCGACCTAAGCCATCTAAAAGGACTAAGTCGTTTAGCTACTGGTAAACCAAATCTATTGATGATGCGATTAACGATATAAGGTATATCAAAGAACTTAACGTTCCATCCTGTTATAACATCTGGTGTATTATTCTCCCAGTAATCCAAGAATGAGTTTAAGAGAGCATCTTCATCTGCGCAAGCTCGATAAACAATCTGTGCATCGTCAATGTTTGTTTTAGATGTATCATAATCCTTTAAGCCCCAAACATAATATGTATTGTCTTGGTTGTTCTTACAGGTGATAGCGGTTATAGGAAAGAGAGCTTCCTCTGGAAAGGGAAAGCCTTGGTCTGATTGAACCTCGATATCTAAAGCACATACATTAATGATAGACCTATCAAAGTTAATAGTGCCAGGATAGTGTTCGTTGATGTACTGCATCTCGAAATTATCCATACCATGTATCTCTTTACCGACAACATCTTTGTAAGTGTCATAGTGTTTCTTAGCGTCCTTCATGGTAGCAAAAGAGACAGGCTCTAATGGTTTGCCGTGTAATGATTTCCAAGGGCTGGAGCCGAAGGCTATAGGTTCGTAGAGAGTAGGGCTGAACTTATCTTTGTGTGTGAATCTGATACCATTATCATATCCGCGAACAAGAATACTGTCTCCTACTTTTTGGACAGATGTGTAAAATTTCATAATATATATTATACCCTATTTCAGAGTAAATGTCAACTCATTTGCTTGATTATTTTTTCATATTCTTTTTGAAGTTCCTTGTCTGGAGTAGCAGTCCAGATGATGTGGTCGTAAGTTGTATTCTTAACTAATTGAAGTTTTTTAGTATAAGGCGCATAAGGTCTAAAGGTAATCTCTCCACCCTCTAAATGAGTAATGATACAGGGATTAACAATATCCTTATCCTTTATTGTACACAGTAGCTCTTCGCCACTTATTAATTTAATTACTTGTATCAACTGTCGCTCCTATGGAAACGCTTCTTCTGAAACCGTAATTCATAATACTGGCCATCATATTTAAACGATGCAACAGAGTAATCATATACTGATACTTTCTGATAGTCGTAATATGTTTCCATCTGACAGACTGTTTGAACACCTGCAACCTTTTCCTTCTCAGTTTCAAAACCGATTAAGGCACCTAAGATAGCTCCGAAGTCTCCTAGACTGTCATCACCAACTTCATTACCGATAGCTCCACCAATGATACCTCCAACAATGGCACCGGCAATAGGTTCGCCAGCATTGGTTGCTGTTTGGTAACATACTTCTGATTGATATGGAATAGCTTTATTGATTGTTTTGTAATAGTCATTGATGCTACCTCTGAGGGTACCATCTGCGAGTACTTGTAACGACATCATCGATACAAATCCTATAATAAACCATAATAATTTTTTCATAATATATCCTCTTGAAACAGGGGTCCGAAGACCCCCTTAAATTTAACCGAGAAGCAACTGCTTCGCGCTCTTAGTAAGATTACCCAAGTTGATAGTTACTGGCTTATCTTCTTCTGGGATTTGATTCTCCAGACCGATTTTTAGTAATCCATCTACAATGTCTGCTCCTACTACTTTCATAGTATCAGCTAATGTAAACTTACGTGTAAAGTTACGAGAGCCAATGCCCCGATGTACATATTGCATATCGTCATTGCTTTCATTAACACCTTTAATAGTTAATTCACCTTTCTCTAAAGTCATATCAATTTCCTCTGCAGTGAATCCTGCAACAGCAATTTCAATGACTAAATGTTCCGAGTCAATCTTAACTACGTTATATGGTGGGTACCCAGTTGATTTTTGGGTTGTAGAATTGATACGTTCTATTGTATCAAAAATGTTATCGAATCCGAAGAATGTATCCCTCGGAAACGTTGCATGTCTTATCGCGTTCATATTTTTCTCCTTATATTAAGCGAGTTATAATAATGTATGTCTCCTGACATACGGTCTTTGAAAGACCCTTTCGGCATCTTCCAATTATATTTATATAAGTTTTTAAGTCACTTATACAAATTCTTCGTCTTCCCTGTGGCCTTGTCTGAAAGCCATGTTGTCGTTAGTTTCTCTAACTTCCACTTTGCAACACCATACTCTATCTCCTTCACCATAGTCTACTAAGAATATAGTATTGATGTATTCATACAAGAATTGAGCGAGACCTTCACAGCCAGTTCTTTCTACTTCTGTAATCTTCGCTAATCCTGCAGTGCCTAGAGCTTTCATTTGCTCATAGTCAGGGTCGTCTAATGCTAATAAAAAAGTATGGTCAAACCATTCTTCTAATTTATGTTTTAATGGACGTAGTCCACCATAATCTACACACCAGTTACGTGCATCTAAATCATCACATTCAAATTCAAAATGAAACGACATAGCATAACCGTGTATAACATTACAATGACTATCCGCTCTCCATTGCCTATAAGCAATAGGAAACTTTTGTGTGTAGGTTTTAGTACTTACAAACTTCTTTTGTGTCATAATTGACTCCTTATTCTTTCGATACTTTCGGTAGTAACGTTAAACTTATTAAGAATCTCATTGTCGTCGAAGCCCGCTTGGATATAACCAGTAAGCTTCTCCGTGCAAGTATTACAAACACCACACTCTTTAAAGTTGTGTTCTTCAGTCTTACCGTTGTAACAAGACCATGTACTCTCTAAAATATCCCAGCCAAAAACTTCCGACAGTTGCTTAGCTAATTTTAGTTCGTCATCTTTATATAGCTCTACAAATGGAGCTACAAATACTACTGGGTTTTGTCTATTCAGACTTAGTACATCGTTTACTCTATCAGTAAACTCTAAAGATGTATCCCAGTAACCATATTCATCTACTGCATTAAGCCCTTGGAACACTGTTTCACATTCTTGTGATTCAGCATACGCAGCTGTGATAGCAGCAAATTGTAAATTTCTAAAAGGCACATATGTATTAACTTGAGGGTCACCAGCATTCTCTTCTGCTGTCTTAGGTTTAAGTTCTGATCCTGCAATCAAAGCACATGTGGCTTGAGCAATTTCTTTTAAATAATCTAATTTATATATATTATGTTCAATGTCCAACTTCTTAGCTGTAGCCATTGCCATATCTAATTCTATGTTATGTCTTTGACCGAAGTCAAATGATAAGGCTTTAACCTTATCCTTTCCGTACTTATTTACTAGTAAGTATACTAGTGTCGTAGAATCTAACCCACCAGACAATGCTATACATACATTCTTATCTGTTTCAGGTAACTCTACTAATTGATTAATCGTTATCAGTTTCCGATTCATCGTTCATCTCTCCTTCAATAATATAATTAAAACGTTTAGTTTTAAAGTAACTCACTTCTTGTAAGCTTTTAGATGGCCAGTCCATTCTATAGACCGTATCATAATTAATACATTTAGAACCTTCAAACCTCTCTGAAGATATGGTTAAGTTATCATCAACATATAACTTGCCATGCTTAGTTCTAAAAAGATAAAACTCAGTGCCGTGTTTAAACACACATGTGAATAAACCTTCTATATCTCCAAGGCCTGTAAAGTTATATCTTACCAAGTATTTATGTAATAATAAAGTATCAAACTCTTCGTCTGTTGACAAATACCCTTGTAAGTATTTAATGCCTCTCGGTCTAATAAGTCCATTGTGCCATAGCAAAGAACTTCCACCAGTAGGAAGATAAGTAGGATGGATTCTATCCATCTCTTTAACCATACCCCCTGTCGGTGCTTGGACATGACATACTGTATATGTATTATGGTTCTCAGGTTTAAAAGGTTTTACCGAAGCCTTCGGTGCATGCCTACCCATTATAAATGTTAAAGCATCATTATTAAATTTACCAAAATCTTTTGTGGTCCTCCCATCTTGAGTAACACTATAAGAAAAGTTACCTCTGAACTGATTTAATTCAGCAAGCTCTTCAAGTTTATGTCTATCAAATGAACCGAATATACTACACATTAATCCCAACCCTCCTGTAAATGATGATATTTATCATCGTGTAATTTGTCAAGACCATAATCACCATCATACATATGAAGACTCTCAGCCTTGAATAAAAGAAATTGAGCTACTCGCGTACCTCGCTTAACTACAAAGTCTCCACAGGTCACATGCATCACAGAAGCCATAACACCGTTATAACCAGAATCATATAATCCTGTAGTCATGAATACACCATTACGATTCAAAGTGGAACGCGGTATAATAAACCCAGCTTCACCTTCTGCCATATGAATTGTACCTTCCATAATCACTTCATAATGACCTGGACCCATATCAAAATAACCATCTGGTGATTCTTCTAAACCGTATGCTTTAGGAATGGTTGCTTTATATGGCATTGTATCTCGATGCTCTTTATTATCTTCATCGAGTTTAAATATCTTGTTACCCATTATTCTAAACACCTTATCAATTCTAAGGTCAATAGCATTCGGTTGAATGTCTTCTTTCCTGAGAATTGAATAACTTGATTTAGAGTTAGAGGAAGCTAAATGTATCATGGTTTGTTTATAAAGGATTTGAACATATGTATATTATACAGTATTTTTGTCTGAATGGCAAGGGGTACTTCAACATTTATTTGCTCACACATTAACTCAGAAATTTTATGATTTAATCCATCCTTTGAATAAAGTATATTCTTCATACCGTGTGTAACAGGATTAGATG